TTCCACGAACCGCAACTTTCAATCCGCGCTCATCCGTCAATCCGGCAATATCAATCAACATCTGCTCAAGAGAGGTTTCGTTGAGATCCGCTGCGGTAGACAGCACATTACGCTGATTACCGGTAAGCGACGGATGTGAAGACGAGCAAAGAGCCGCGCCATCCCCAATGGGATAAGAAGTGTCAAAAGCATTGTTCAACACCGCAGCAGCTTTAACCTGCTTCGTTTGCGACATTGAACGTGCTAAAGCGCGGGTATACCGAGAAGCCAAACGATCATACAGGTTATCTTCGATCGCTTCTTCCGTAATGCTGAACGCAAGCGCAATGGTGTCATGCGTATAACGAGCAGTATATGTTTCCTGCGCGTCATCGAATGAAATTGCACTGCCTTCACCTTTTACCGGAGCCGTTCCGAAACCGGCAAGCATTACTTCCTCTTCAAATGCACGATCTGAAGACTCTTCTTCGTAGATTGCGGTATGTTCTTTGTCATACCGGTCATATTCAAGCCCGAACAAGGCATTAAGGCCGGGTTCAAGCTCTTTCGCGAGTTGTGCGCGAGAAATAGCCATGTCAAACCCTCCTAAACGCCCGTTGTCGAAGGTGTACCAGCAGCAATACTCCCTTCCGGGGAGTTAAAGCTGTTGTTCAACCTTACGATGGCCTTGATTCCTGCCGCAGAAAAATCTGCATCAGAATCATCTTCTACCCAACCCATAATCCTCAAATGGAGGGCTGCGGTAGTGGCGATGGTGCTGATTGCAAGTGCTGCGGAGGAACGACCTGTGTTAGTGGACCCACTGGTACCACTGCTAAAGTTTGCATTAGCAAAGACAGCCGCTCTTGCTGTGGCTTTATTTGTCCACGACGCATCCGTTCCAATTACGAATAACTGGTTTGGATCGTCAGCGACAAAAGCCTTTACAGGATAGTTACTGTCCGCCCCGGAACCGGGCCAATAATTTGACCAAACGGTTTTCGAGGTAGTGCTAGATACATACTCACACCCTACAAAAGCGCCGACTAAGCTCACCGACCCACCAGCCGCAGCGCCTACCAGTGAAATATACCCCGTAGAAAGGGGAATAACTGGAGAGCCGTGGTAAATGGCAGTAGTGTTGCCGTTGGCAATTTCATAAGGCGTGTAGCCTGTGATACCCGTGGAGTTAGTGCTCTGACCTAATTTAGCAATGGGTTGTAGACCCATCGCAGAATAAGTATTAGCCATTGGTTCTTACTCCTAAAGGGAGCAGTTCACGATTTCCGTGGACCGCCAAAAGTTACACGAGTTTGACGATTTGGTTTATCAATCGTCATGGTTGAATGAGCATTCTCGCGCATCATGTCGTGGTCAACCGCGTCCATCAAGTCTTGGCTTTTAGCCGCAAAATAATCAGTACGCTCCTGCACTGTTTCCAGTGGAATCCTCGCGAGAATTAATCCACCAACGCCAAACACACCTTCATAACGACCTGACTCCATAACTGGAGCTTCAAACTCGGGATATTCATCTTTTCGAACAAATTCATAGCCTTCACGAAGACGTGCTGAAATGTTTTGACGATCATCAAAACCACGTACTTCGGCTCTTATCCAACGATGTTTATACCCGTCTGGTGCAGGTGGTGCATCCAACATGGTGGGGGGTGCCCACGGCCTACGCTGTGCCGTTTCTGCCCGGTTCTGTTTTGCGCGAGGAGAACGATCAATGCCTTCGAAGCGGTCTGTCTCTACTTCTTTAGTCATTTCCTACTACCTCACGTATTTCGCGTATTCTTCAAGCGGCACACCCAATTTTTTAGCAATAGATACTTGGCTAGGGGTGAGTCTAACCTTTGTCTTTCCGCGCCCTGACGAAGAAGAACGGGATACTCCAGCGACCGTCTGGGCGGTTCGTTTACTGGCCCCATTAAATTTTTGCGGAAACTCTGTCTGTATCCGCTCATCAAGCTCACTATAGTAGTCCTCACTCTGCGGGTCAAATCCTTCGCTTTCCACCATTTTTTTGTGGATACCAAAGGCCGCAAAGGTCATAGCCTCATCCTGCCCAAACCATTCATTACGAGACGCCCATTCTACGGCTTTCGGGTCCGTGGGGGGCGCTTGTGGAACGGGCTGTTGAGCATAATTTGCTTGGTTTTGCTGCGCTAATTGTTGAGCATACGCAGCTTCCTGTGCGGACTGTTGCTCTTGTTGAGCTTTAGCCTGCTCATAACGATCTTGTGCAACCGCCAACTGGGTCATGGCTTTTTGAGCCGCTACGGTAGCGTCCACATCCCCTAGCTCTACCGCTTTTCGTAAGTCCCCTTCGGCCTGCTGCTGTTCCGCAGTGATGCGACTACCGTATTCAGACACATAGCCTTGATCCAACTGCTGCATACGCAATTTAAGATCATTTGATTCGGTTTGAACATTTTGGGCGTATTTTAAAGCCTCTTCTCGTTGCCTTTCGGCTTCCCGCATTTTCTTTGTTAAACGATCAATGCGTTTTTGAACCGTAGTGGTGTACTCTTCTTGCTCGGTTTTTTCTTCAACGTCCCGAACTTCAATAACTTCAGCGTCACTGACCTCCTCCCCCACCACAGGACTTTCAAGAGACACTTCCACATCCGGTGCGTCTACATCAAAGTCAAGGGGAACTTGGTTATCCGTCTTCTCTGCTACTGTTTGTTGTGCTTCTGCCATAGCTGCTCTCTTTTAGATATTAATAATGTCATCGGGGTCAAGAATAGTGGCTAAAACCTCATCATCATTAATGATGCGGACCTCGCCTCCCTCTATTCGAAGTCTGGACCCTGCGTACCTAGCAATAATGATCCAGTCCTTTTCCTTACACCAAGCCCCGTCAGGAAATTTTTCCGTATCCTTATAAGCTAAGGGGCCTTGTTTTATGACATAGGAAACAACCGTTTGTATTTGACCTTCTTCAAGGGTTTTGTCCGGTAGGTGAATACCTCCGTCGGTCGTACCTTTTCCCCGATAGGGGAGAATCAGCAGTCTCCAACCCGTAGGGTTGGGCATTCTTTCCAAAAGCGTATTATCAAGAAGAGTTGGGTCCAGTACACGCCCCTCTTCTTTAACGTACAGATTTTCTACCTTTTGAGCAGCTTCAGTCATCCAATTGCTCCTGTTTTTCTAGCAGGCCCGAGAGTTCCTGTAAAATATAATTAAGGGCGTTTAACTCACCCATTAGTTCTCGATATTGTTCGATGGACTTTATACCATTATTTTCCAAAACATCCAGTACAATCGTCTTTCGTTCCTTAATCGTCCGTTGTATGAACTGAACAATCTCAAAGGAATCCATATAGCTTCAACCCTCTCTGCTATGCGTTGATTTTTCAAGCAATTCAAGTAACCGCAAAATTAGCGCAATAATTTCCTGATCCTCTTCCGTGTCCAGTTCAACCCTAATTTTAGCCATTTGGTTTCTTGACTAAACTAATCCTCTCTTTTTACCCCTAAAGACATATTAGCGGAGAAGGACCGGCGCTCCCCTTCACCATAAAAAGGGTATGCCGCATGAAATAAATAAGAAGGGAAAACATAAAGGTCGCCTACTTCAGGTTTAAGGCATAAGTTACCGGGACAACACACCAACGAAGTGCCGTAAATAAAGTCCAAATATCCTTCCGTCGCTTGTTTATCAATATGCTTGCTGTTGCTATCGGAAATGGTTTCGGGAACCTTTAGGTACAGTACACAAGAATAACTCCCGCTTGTGTGCATGTGCGTTGGATTATAGTCGTTCTCAAAAGCGCGAACAAACCAGCTTTTATGGACCACTAAACTTTCCGGAATTTCAGTTTGTTCTTCGTTACGCTCCTGAATACAATGGTCATACAAACCTTTGGTAAGTATGTACAGAAGATTTCCGAAATTGGGCACCTTCTCAAGATCACAAGACCATTCTTCCCGTACGTGGCCTACTAAATCTTTGGAAAGGTTTAATTCTTCCCGACCATCCGTTTCCAAAATTTCATCGCAATGCAAATTAAGCGCATCCAACATAGCGGGAGGAACCGTTGCTTTTACAAGACGAGGTCCAAACGGTGTTAATACCGTGGCTTTGATTTGCTGTTCGTTCATTTTCATTTATGCTTTACGCGCCTTTATCGGTCCTCGACTTTTCTTTTGAGCCGCTCGACGAACCAAACCAAAAGCTCATGACACTCGTCATGGATGACGTGAGGCTTCCAACGATGATCAACAAGACGGGCGTCATACTGTCTGATGTTTCGACATCTCCGACGACAATAATGTAAACCAATGCTGCATAGGAGCAAATAAAAAGCGTACTCAACAGCAGTTGCGGGACCAAACTCCCGTTATTCATCATTGGTTTCGTTTCGTTTGGCATTATGTCTGTGAATACAATTTTTGTAATGCACCGTCCGGCTATGGCTCTGGCGCAACGCTTTCTCCATGATCACGCCGTTTTTTGCTAACGATTTATAGTCGTCGCCCGTCAGCGCCATATATTGTCGCTCGTGGATTCCGGCGACGGCGTGCCATCTTACCGGCTCCAAAATTCCGGGCGTATACGCCGGGGGGGCCTCACAGGCAACCTCACTCGCTAAAAACTTCCTGAAGTAATTGTTGCCTAGCGTGGAACACGCGCTCAGTTGCGACAGTAGCACGATCAGCAAAATCGATTGCATTAGTTTGCAACTCAGAGTCCCAATCCAATTTTTGCAATTCTTCAAAAGAATTAAACTCCGACTCGATGGATTCCATCCGCTCCCGAAGCGCGGCGAGTTCTTCGAGTGCAACGTTGTGCTGTTCTGCTTCGAAGCTATCACGTTCCGAGTACGCTTCTGCTGTCGCCTTGTTTCCAGCTTCCGCGATGACCGATTTTTTCCACTGAACATAGGCAAGTGTCGCCGCTCCAGCAAAAGCGGTGAACAGAAGCACCAGCAAAGCTATTTTCTGAAGCCCAAACATCTG